CATATACGCTCCAATAACAATAAGGCTTGTTCCACCTATACGAGTTACTTGTGTTGAGCCACTAACAATAGATGGCACAGCATATTCGAGTAGAACTGAACCAAACATCTTCATTCCTGCAGGATGTATTAGTTCTCGTAACACAGCATAATAACGATCTATGCTCACGGCAGATTTCAGTCTATACGAATAGTCTTGATATTCATCTCCGTCGTATAGTTTTTGTGTGGAAGATATTTTCCCCCTGTTTCCCGCATAATAACCAGGATATCGGGTAACGGCTGTTGCTTGCAGCGTGATGCGTGCCGTATTGTTTGATCCATTAGAATTAACCACAATTCCTGTAAGAGTATCATAATAATTGATACCTGAATTTTCAATAGCGATTCGTTTCACAGAGCCAGCCAAGCCTGTCTGAGAAACTTTAGCAGCGAAACCAATACCATTTGAAGAAATGTATACAACATCGCCAATAGAGTAATTTTCTCCTTGTGTTTCCACAAAAAACTCTCCAAGAACGCTATACAACTGTTCTGTGAATGGAGTCAACTGTGGTACAGACGGATTATCAAGGGTCACGGTTTCGTTTGGAGAAAAATCACCAATCAGATTAGTCAAATATAATTCTGTGACAGGAATACCGTTTTGATAATATTTCTGAACTCGTTCAATATCAGCCGATGCTATTATTTCGTTTGTGGGTGTGAGTTTACATACTCTGCCACCGATAATCGTGTCGTGGTACGACTCGTTGTTTCTTGTTATTTTGATAGAAATTTCTTCTATCCATTTTCCGTCTGATGCTTTTAATATATGGTTTTTAGGATAATTAAATTGCACATCACTGTCGTATAATACCCTGAACAAAAAACGAAAGGCACTTTCTGTTCCTTTGCTTCCGTAGAAATTTTTAATTTTCTTTAGCAGTGTTTGTTTGTTTGGTGTTTCGACATCCGTGGTGATAGCCAATACTTCGGGAAAACCGTTCATATAAGTGGATTTAAAGTGATCGTAAAATTCGGTCAGATTATTATCAATATCAATTGCCGAGTCTAATTTTCTACTAACGAATCCAACATTTCCTGTTTGCTCCATCCATTCATAGTACGCTTTTATGAAAAGCACCAATTTCCGATGATCGCTTCTCATGAAACTAGGAAATTGTTCCTCGATAAAAGGAGACAACACATCTTCTAAAGCCTCCGATGGTGTGTTTATGATTATGGATTTGATGTCTGGCATTGTGATATTATCTGACTGAGTTGTTTATCACAGCATTATCACTGTTTTCAGTGGTCATCTTCACCACAACAGAATCGTAGTATATGGAATTAATTCTTAGAATTTGATTTTCGTCAGTGCTAATATTTGTGTTGTTTGGCTTCACGCTGACAATCAGTGGTACTGCCACTCCTGTGGCTACAACAGGAATAAATTTACCATTCAGCGTTAATTCGCCTGTGCTGTAATCCAAAGTTCCCACAGCAGGATACACAACAGAAAACATTCCCATGTTTTCCGTGTCTTCTTCCATTACATTCACCACACCATAGCCGTCGTCTCGAAGCAAACTATAAGTGTGTAATACTCCGGTCACATCCAAATGAGGAAATGTGGTGGAACTCAAAATAGAAGCATGACCCGCCATTGGATGATACAGAGCATTCTTGAATTTGAAAGTATATCCTTTTGATGTGGTGATGATTCCTATATCAATTATTTTTCGTAATAGAATCTCTGTGTATACGCCAAGCACAGAATCGTGAATTGCGTTTATGCCTTCCACCATTTTAGAATAGTAAAAATTACTGCCAAATCTTTGCAGTATTGTGGAAGAGTATCCGTACACATAAGCCATTATGAGAGCCTTCAGAATGGATGGATCAACAGGAATCGTTGTTGGATTGTATACAACAGAGATATCAAATACTAAATCTGTGTAATCAGGATCCACTATTTCTGGAGTGATAGAAACAATGGCGTGTTGCGTTTGCAACTGTTTTTCCAAATAAATTTTTTCGCTTCTTGACAATGCTCCGCCTGAGATTGGCTTCACAGCAATATACACTTTTCCGTACTGTGGTGGAGTCACTGTTTCGCCGCCGTATGCACGAACCGATGATGCGTTCGGATACAGTTTATAAACCAAAGCAGAATAGTCGGATGTGGTGACTGCACGATTGCTTGTCTGATAGTATTTTGGAGCAGTAAACTTGATGCTAGAAACGCTTTCTAGTTCAGAGCCACCAAACGATTCGGAAGCCGTGCTGCCTGTGATGGGATCAGCAGTAAACGAAATAGAACTTATGCCTGCATCCACCGATGTGAATGCCACAACGCCGTTCGCTGCTGCGCCATTGGTTTCCACATACTCTATGGACACCACATTTCCTGTGATGGGTTGTTTGCCTAACACGCCATCGCCAAAATACACCTCGTATATTCCTGCATCTTTTTCTTGCAGAAAATAAACCGTGGAATCTCCTGTGAGTGTGAGATAATCTGTGCCGAGCGTCCACACATCCGATATGCCTGTTGTGTCTGTGAGTGAAGAGTACACACGAACCTTCAGTGTCGTCATGTCTGCTTTTTCGTTTGGAACAACAAGATACGGGCCAATCTTTGTGTCTCGGTTATAGATGTATGTGATTTGTCGAAGCGAACCCTCGGAAAGAGTCACAGATCGAAAAGCCGTGTCTCCTGCCGCCGCAAATGCGGCTTGTGTGTTTATGAATTTGTAACGAGTTCCTTCCGAATTTGTTCCGTTGAATTCGCTGCCTCTCGGAATGAATGTGTCCGAACTGGCAATGTTTGTAAGATTGATATTCACCAAGGCTGTGGAAGATCGTACAGACGAGGGCGTGTAACCCAATTGCTTGGCATGGCTCACTATGGATGGACGAAGCAGCGCACTATCCAAAAACATCTCGTTTGCCACCATGTTCGTGTAGAACGCCTGATAATGAGTGTTGTACGCCAACACATCCAACAGGGTGCTCATCACGGAACCGTCAAAATTGAAATCTTTCAATGCGGTTTGCGATTCCATGTAGTTTCGCAAAGACTGTTTGATTCCATCAAAATCCAATCCCACCACACTAATGCTGTTATTTTGTGCCATCAGCGAATCCTTTCTAATACTGTTCGGAACTTGGTCTTTTCGCCACTGACACGCAAACCAAACTCTATGCTGACATCATAACTATTTGTATCGGGAGAAGCCACCACATCCACAAAAAGCGTGCCGATTCGAGGCTCGTACTTTCGGAGAGTGTCTAAAATTCTGTCACGCATCTCAAAGGTCGTAATGGCATCAATTGGTTCAAACAGCAGTATTCGTATGGACGCTCCAATATCAGGATGAAACAGCCGCTCGCCGTAAGCCGTGGATAACAGATTTTGTATGGATCGGCGAACCGCCGCCGTGTCCTCTAAAACCAACAAATCCTTTGTTTTGGGATGCATTCCCATGCTTGGATCAAGATCCGAGTACAGAGCCTCTCTTTTTGGCTTTGCTTGGTTGGAATTGAGGTAGTATGGCATTGTAGGTTATTTATGTGCGTGAACAAGGTGATTGTTGATTATTCTGTTGCTGCTTTCCACCACATCACCTATCAGCGTTTCTGTGATGCCTTCCGCATGTAATTCGTCCATTTCTGACAGATCACACCAATGACAACACACAAATCCCATGGGAGTCAACAAGTCTTCGCATTTCAGGGGACTCACAGTGAAATATACAACATTATTTATCTCTAAAATTGAGCGAAGCGAGGAATCTCCAAGATCAGACACCTTGATGATTTTGTGTGGTTTCGTGTCAAGTATCTCAACCAATTCCATGTATCGGGTCAAAAGCACATCCTGAGTCTCCAACAACATACCAAGAACGCCTTGAGAGCAGGATTCGTGGGTGATTGAGAATCTCTTTATGGATGTTCCGCTTGAAAACTTGCCACCGTTATGAAACTGAAACACCAAAGATCGTGAAGCACGAATCAATACACGAAGTTCTGTGAGGGCTTCATGCACCTTCGAGTGTGCCTGCATGGATGCGGATTCTCGTTTTGTGTTCCATTTGAGTGATATGTTTTTCTTTTTCAGCATGGAAACTATTCCGAGACCCACTCCCACGAGCAATGCGCCAGAGAGTTCTCCCAAAGAAAATAAAACATCTTTCAACGAGGATATCATGATTGTTGCTTCTGTCATTTTTCTAAATTACTTCTTTCTAAGAATAATGCGTTCTTTTCTTCTTGATATTTCTTGATGAGTTCCTGAGATATAAGCCATTTCTTTCCATTTGGAGCCAACCATTCCTCACCGCTCTGCTTGCCGCCAAGACCAGCCTGTAAGTTTTCTTCTTCTTGAATGCCACCATTCTGTCTAAGGTCGCCTTGAAGTTGCCCTATTCTTCGTAATCGTGCAGCAATTTCCGCCAATCTTTTGCTCTTGGGCGTGTCTGTGGCAGGCTGTTCTGCAAGACCTGCTTCTTTCAACGCTGCCTTTGCTTTTTCTGGCTCTCCAACCAAGTCTTGTTTCTGTACTTCATTCATGGATTTTCCCTCTGCTGTTGCGGCTTTGTCCCATTTCTTGAGATCCGCATCCATGGCAGACATGCTGCCATCATTTTTTGCGTCTGTTTCTTTTGTGGCTACAGGCTCTGCTGCGGCTTCACGGTTTGGTGGCGGTTCCGCAGGAACTCCTGCTGGAATCACTCCCCCAAAAATATCACCATAAGAAGAATTTGCTAATTGCAATCTATCTATTGTGCCGTCTGTGTTTCGTGCAGTTTGTGTCCATCCATTATATGCCGCAGGTGATCCGCTTGGACCAAGATCAGGAGAGTCTAATCCGTGTGGATAAATGATATTGGCTTCTGCTTTCACAGCAACCAATGCATTTTTAACATAATTCAATGCATATTCGTTCATCCCACGATATTGGAAATTGATAATCTCTTTCTTGTAATACGCTTCTTTTTCTTCCAATTCTGCAATAACTAATTTATACTTTTTGGCACAATCTCTTCTGTATTCATTTGGATTGTTTTGTTTTTGTTCTTCTTGTTTTGCTTTCCACTCCGCAAGATAGGCTGCGGAATCAGCGTCTAATTTGGCACGCCTTTCACTCTCAGCAGCCTTAGCCGTGGCTGTTTCTTCTTCTCTGGTTGCTTTCTGCTGTGGAGATTCGTACTGTGCTGCATACTCGCTCGGTGTTTCGGGAATGGAAGGAATACCACTAGGTGCAACAGAAGCAGCAGCATCTTGTGTTCCAACAGGCATGTTTGCCGCACTAGGAAGTGTGCCGCTTCCAAATCCAGGATTAAGTGCTCGTTTCAATGGATTTGCATTTCGTGCTTGATCTATAAAAGCAGGATTCAGGATTCCTTGCTTGAATCCGACTCCAAATTTTGTGCACGGATCATTTGAAAGATTAATGGCAAAATTAATATTGGTAAATTGCGTCACAAAATCCAAAGCATCATCAAACATACCACTGACTTGATCCATGGCGTTGTTTAGTCCGCCAGCAACCTCGTCCATCTTGTTGGTGATTTTGTTTATTCCTTCCTGTATACCTGCTAATCCTTCTTGCATTTTTTCTAAAAAGCCAGGCTCGCTTGTAGATCCTTGTGGTAGTTTGTCTAACAATTTATTCAGATCGGCTTGAACATCAATTGCAACATTGAGTTTCATTTTTCCGTCTTCTGTCACCAATCCAATTTTTGCGCCGACATCCAAGCCTTCAATGCCCAAAGCGCATTGAAAATCCACGGCTGCCGTCACCGTGGAAACCAGGCTCAACAGATCGGGTCCACTTCCTGCAGCAAAAGGAAGTCCGGAAAGTCTGTTTGATTGGTTCGAGAAGTTGCTCAACACGCCCTGCATGTTTCCTATGCGACTCGAAAGTGCGTCTATCTGAGATGTGTTTCCACCCAAACTCTTCAACGCACCACTAACTTGATTTGCTTTTGCCAAACCTGCGGCAAAGCCGCCTTGTGCATTGCTGGTTTGAGCGGCAACAGGATTCTGAAAAACTGGATTGTTTCTGCCCCAATTCACAGCATCTTTTTTTTCCTTGGACATTGCCGCAGGACAAGGACATTCGGGATTTGGATTGGGTGGTGCGGGTACATCTGGCATTTTTTAATCCTTTATGTTGCTGTCACGGTTGAAGAAGAGGTGGCAGGATGTCCACATGTGCCTTTACTCATTCCTGATACACACACAGGTATTCCGTCAACAACAAACTGCGAACTACCGTTTATGACCACGGCATCTTTGTGTGGATTGTCTCCGTGACTCAATATTTTATTTCCTTGTAGTGCCACAGGAAATCCATCAATGGAAACTGTTGTGCTTCCACCCAAAATGATTCCTCCAGCCTTATCTATGTTTGCTCTACATGCGTTTCCCATGACTGCTCCTTACTGTAATTTTACTGCCTTTGGACGAATCACAGGTTCTCCTGAATTCATTGCAATCTTTCCGTCTCCTGTAATAACCATGACTCCCACTTCTGTGAGAAACGAAATAGTTTTACCAGAAAAACCAATGTCTCCTTCAGAGAAAAATTCCATCTGCTTTGCTGACGCTTTCAGATTACCGTCGCATTGTAGACTCACATTCTTTCTTGCCATCACATTCACATCTCCGTATATTTCCACATTGCTGCCGCTGCCTAGTATTGTGATGTTTGCTGCGCCACGAATAACAACATTTACTCCACCAGAGCCACCCACAAATATCTTTTTGTTTCCATAGCATATCTCGTAATCGTTTCCGACAATCCGTTGAACTCGTGTTCCGTCTGTGTCGCCCTTCCATCCGTTTCCAACTTCTGTGAATGTTCCAGAAGTATGGTACTGATGAATTCGTTCTGCTCCAGGAGTATCATCAAACTCCTCGATGTGTCCGCTTTCAGTGAATCGCACTTGGTTTTTCGGATATTGCGCCGCAAAGGGTGTTCCAGGTTCACTCCAAGTTGTTTTTGCGGCTTTGATTCCAGGCGTACTTTCAATATCTTTCATTTTTGTTGTTAGTTTGAAAGCAACCACAGTATCTTTCATGGAATCAGTTGTTCCGTTTGTTGCCAATTTGTTTGTGTCTGCTTCTCCAACAACAGAAACGCCAATAGGATAAACTCCATTATATGTGGCAGGATATTTTCCTGTTGGATCGTAGAATCCTTGAGGCTTCTTGGGACTCTCTAAAGGAATACCACCAAACGAACCAATCATGACAGGATCTTGTGCTTCTTCACCATCACGAAAGAATCCAAACACATGAGAGCCAACCAAGAGACCTGTGGGCGATGTTCCAATACCCGACAAAGCCGCAGAGGTGATTGGTTGCATCGGATAAGCCCACGGCAAATCTGCAACAGGCAATTCCACCAAATCTTCTGAGTGATAGCCAAACACACGAACTCGACATCGACCCAATTTCAATGGATCTGCCACATCCTCTACCACACCATGCCACCAACAAAAATTATCCTGTCCTGCCATTTGCGCCATGTTATAATCCCTTCGCATTTCTTGACAATTCCACCATACACATATATTTGTCGCCTATTTCGTGGCGTATAGAAGTAATCATGTAATCTCCACTCAGATTCTTGTCGTCTTTTTCTTCTGACAAATGACCGTCTGCCGCTATTTTGGGAACATTGATTTCCATGAGTTGACCAACCCGCTTGTTGCTGTCTCCGTAAATGCCCACCAACACCTTCTGAGTCATCATTGTATTAATCATATATTTTCTTTTCAAGAAATACTCTTCGATGCGAGTATTATCTATGATGTTATTGTCGTTTGTGTGAACCGTATAAGGCGTGAACGGAAGATACGAATAAGTACACGAACTCTTATCAAAAAATTCATTGCTTCCTTTCACTCTGATGTAATGAGGGGCTGTTCCCATCTTTTTTGAATTTTCAAACACATCAACCTCTCGGAATATAGTGTCTCGCTTTTCTTTGTGTAACAGATCGTGAACAGTCAATATGGAAGACACAACACCCGATCCGATATTTTCCACCATGTCAAATCGTTCTTTCTCTTCCAAAGACTGTATTCTGTTGTACATGCTGGGCAGATTAGCCTTTGTTTTGATTCCCGATCCTTCATTGGTTTCTGGATTTTTATTCACATTGTTATTCATATAATAATAAATGTTTTTGGTGGCTTGACCATCATCCATAAGGCTAGACAGGCTGCGAAAACGATATCCTTCCACCGTTTCGTAAAAGAAAAATGGAGAGTAGTCGTCACCAATACCACAAACAGCACGGCGAGCAAGCCATGTAATCGCTTTGAATGGTGTGTATGATCTTGGCAGAACATATACGAAATTATCTGCTGTGGGCTGTACATACAGCGTGTCTTTCCACAAATATTCGGGAAAGTGTTTTTTGAAAACTTCTCCCACCATACTGGAAACAGTTCCTTTCACAGAATATCCACAATATTCCGAGTAATTAAAATAACCGCCTTCGCTGATGAGATGCAGCACATACTGTTGTCCTCTACCGTTCTCGTCAATTATTTGCTGATCAATCTTGTATATTTTGAAAGTTTTTTGTATTGCTTCCATGCCTTCAAAATCGGTTCGGAAACTTAATTCCAAAGTTTCTTGACCTCGTATAGGCAAGTTCTCAGCAATGTTCAATCCGTCGTTCATGTATATCTTGGCGGTCATATACGGTGAGAACATGTCCTCGTAAATTTCCATGCGTGAAAATAAAGCACGAATATTTACACTTGTACCCGTTACTTCTGAATGCAATATCAATTTATCAATCACATAATCGCCGGCTTTAGTGATATCACTACCTGTTGCATTCGGCATAATTTATACTCCCAACACGGATTTTAGTTCTTTGAGTGCCTGATTCAAAAATACAGGACTCAATATCTTTATGATTCTCTTGGCTTCGTTACTGTCAGTTTCGTACTGATAATTGCTTGTTGCGTAGTTTGTGACTTCATTGCCACTCACTCCCATATACTTTCCAATATAGGTCTGCCAAAATTCCACTGTTGCTCCTGTTGCTCCGTCTCGTGTGGTTGCAGGAAGTCGGGATCCCACCACGGCTCCGTATCCTTCATAATCAGAACTTTGATACGCAAGAGGATCAACTATTGGCGTTTCCAATGCTCCGTTAGAGCCGTCCACTGTTCCTGTGGGTCTGTCAATGCTGAAGTGGTTCACACCCAAGTAAGCCGGCACGACTTTACGAATATGAATACCTGTTGTTGCGCCTGACGGCAGAGTGATTGCTGCTGCTCCAACCGAAAACTTGGGAGTCTGTACGCCTAATTCACAGAATGTTTCTCGATATGATGTAATGGGTTCAGAATTTCCTCCTTGAGTCAACAAGCATCCATCAGAATATGTGAAATCATAAGTGAAGCCTTGGGAGCCATCAGAAAAATAAATCATTTCACCCGAATATCTTTTCTGAATATATTGTTCGATTGTTGTTTGTGATTTGTACCATCCATGATACGGATCAACAATATTATTAGTAAGCAAAATAATCCAATGATGATTGCTGTCGCCGTAAACTCTTTGAGCAATATGCTCAGGTCGCTCTCCGTCTTGAATCGAATATTCTATGAAAGCAGCGGTGTTGTTTATTTCTTCCGACAGTGCAACTCTTCGGATAATATTTCTTGCTAGAGCATATTTTCTATCGTCACCAATATAATACGGATACGGAACAACTGGAAAGTCTTGAAAATACATTAGTATCCTGCTCCTATATCTTCTCTTGTGAGTTGCGCTATTTCCGAGAACGAAAGAGTCAATGTGTACGCAACCGGAGAATTATCAGGTAGTGTGGTGAATACACCAGTCGGAGAATAATCAACTCCGATACCTGTAATCACACACCTAGAAATTTTGGGTATGTGTTCATTTTCTGAGAATCCGTTGGCTGTGGATGATATGAATTTAACCGTGAATTCTGCTGGAACACGCAACATGATTTGAGGATCTGCTCCGTTTTCTGTTCCTGTAGTTCTGGAAGGAGATGCATGATAGCGAAATGTTTCAATAATATCTTTGAGCATATTAACTTCATCTTGATTTCTCGGATAAAAATCCCACGAAAAAGCAAAGTTTCGTATGTCTTTTCGTATGTCTCTTAGTGGTATGGTTTTAAATCCCAGAATAGAAAAATTATTCAAACAAAAAGACATACGAAACTT